CACAAAACCTGTCCGCGCGCTGTGATGGTAGCATCGCGGACAACACAGCTGGAGTGACACTTAACTTGATGTGATCTAAATCTCCGCATACTCGGCCAAAGTTGCGTAGTATTGCACCAAGGTTTGTGTAAGATCCACAAGTTGCATCCGGTTTGAGAAAGATGGAATTCTTTAGGACTTGCAGACCATCAAGACTTTCACACGATTCAAGGGTCACAATATGCCCAACAAAAATTGCTGCAGAGTGCATGATATCCGGAATCGACTTCCTCTTGGTGTTATGTGATATCATGAAAGCAGCTGCGCTCATAATCGCAAAGGCGCTACAATTGTTGAGTAATGTTGTGGTCCATAAACCAGAATGCTCGGTTGGTCCTGGAAAGGAATACTTGACGTTACTTTGGTTGTTCGTACCACTCATATTCATTGGAACAAATGATAACTCAAGAGCGGCGTCAGCCATCTGAGGTGAAATGTTCGCAATGAGTCGGTCAGTGCAGTAGAAGGAGGGTGAGTCGCAATTAGCATCGTTACAGCTTATGTCTGCATTGTATATATGCAAGACACCATTGTAATTAAGTACAAAAGACATATCGTCAGAACTGCTAAAGATAACAAGCATATTGTTAGTACACCTGCACAACTGGCAATCGTCAAAGAACGCGGATATTGTTTCCTTGTCAGACTTGACTATTATGTGATGGCGTACCGACAAATCACCACATTGGTAGTGATGGACACGTCCAACGGACCACTTAACTAATTCGGGAATAGTTGTGGTAGTGATAGCCGCTTCCTTGTAACCTCCAGTAGTCCGACCAGGTTTGATAGACCCGTCTCCATCAGCTTTCGCTTGTTCGTCCTTCTTGAAACCGATCTTACCGTTCGTGACAATAGCTGATGCTTGCTCCTCAAGTAGCATACCCTTGTGCCAGCGCATACGTTCAATCCTCTTGGTGTGTGCAAGATTCACTTCCAAACTCCTAACTTCGGTGTAATTCACAAGACCAAGACTGCCAATAGCAACACGTTGTGCCAACTGTGCGACAGAGCTAAAAACACGCGTAGCCTTCGTACGTACAGAGTCATATGCGTGCATCATGATACCCCTTCTAGTGTTTTTAGTCAATCTCTTCATCATCTTACCAACGAACGTTAGCAACTCACTGTGATGGTCAAAGACAACCCGTTTTGGGGCCACTTCACCGGTGGGGTGAACAACCTTGTTTGCGGTAGTCAATCGTCCCTCATTGTTAAAACGTCCGTTGTTAATGCGGTTCATCGAAGTGTCAGAGCGTTCACGAATGTTATGAATTTTATCCGTTTGAGCACCTGTGGATGCAACGAATATATTCAACTGAGCATGTATCTCCTTGGTCAACGCCCAACCATTCTCACGTAACTCGTCTGTTCGCGGGTGAGCGAAAAACGTCCGTTTAGCGGCTGCAGAATTGAAATTGGTATTCGTGAAGGCATGAATCAATGGCATAGTATGCAACCCAAACATTACTGTCGAGTGTTGGTCAGAGTTGTCGTCCTTGACACAGTGTGGAAGTGGTATGAAACCAGTCATTCCAGGCTCGAAGTTGGCGTCCGGAATTCCACGAACACTGAGAATTAGCACATTCGGTTTAACACGATCTTGGGGGACGTACGCACCTCTGATGTATGGCACAATAGTTAACTCATCACCGACAAAATTGAAGGCACCACAACCATACACCCCGTTACGGGGAACGGTGACATCCAACTTCAGGTACTGAGCGTTAGCACGTCCCAACGTATGGTCAAACCGTTTGTCAGCAACGAAGGCAGCATTGTAAGCACAGATGGAGATAAAAGCAATTGCTGTTGACCTGGCGATATCGAGGTCATCAATAAGGGTGCTGTTTAACGAGATCGCGCCAGCCAAGATGTCGGAGGTGACCTTCTTATTACGGTAGCTGCTCACCATGCTATTGTAAAGACCAGTGGCCACACAATGTCTGTGTTCAGGTATCCATTCTTCTTGTTTGGTCGTTTCGTTGAACGTGACGTATTTCGGGATCAAAATACGTGTCATACACCCACGTAACGTGACTGTACACTTATTGTCTTTTTCTCTGCTACTTAACTTGTACCAGCCATTTCCAGACTCCTTAACCATCATCGTGGTACCGGCAGCCATACCTTTGGGTAGCCCACCATCTACTCTGGTTATACCAATTCCTGGTATAACTGGGTGGAAAACGGAACCATCATCGACTCTGTATGTCGT